GCTCTATGAGCGGCGAATCCCAGGCTGATCACCTGGAGGACGTGGGCAGTGTACACGATGTGCCAGGCCGTATCCCACATGGAGCCTGCACGTTCTGCAAGTGGCTCAAGCAACCAGGGTGTCACATTTGTGGCAACCTGACTGCCTTGTCCACCCGCCGAGCTGATGGGGTTAGAGTGCTTGGCTCTACAGCCAGCACGATCATCGAGGAGGTTCTCAACAAGGCAGATGAAGAGGCATCCAGCGGCATGCCACTCGGCAAGCTTAGCTGGAAGCGACTGCCAGTCATAGCCAGGCGTTTGAGCATGCAGTTGAAGGCTAAGGTCCCCGCCGCTAAGTGGTCAAAGGCTAATGTGCTGATGATCAACAAGGAGGCTGCGGACCTGGTCAATTCACACCAGAGCATGCGTGCCAGTGTCAAAGCTGATCTCATCCCACTTGTGGCTGTCCTGTATTGGCTGCCAACCAATGGGGAGAGGCTAGCAAGAGACATCGCCCATTCTCAAGCCTTCCGTGAGGCTGTTTGTGACAGGTACATGATTCCAAAATCAGGTGTCCTGCCATGCCTTGCGCGGTGGCTGGGTTTGGGGGGCTATGAGCGGGTCGAACCACCCGACGAATAGGGCTGCCTAGTCAAGTGTGGCGGAATTACCACTCACATCCAGCGCCAACCCGCAGGCGCACTACGTAGTGGTGAGTCCATGGTCGTCACACGGCTGGGAGCCAGCAGTCCACAGCGCACCTTTTGGAGGTTGGAGGGTGCTGATAATGGTTTGCACTATTCTGTGCACAACAACAACCTCACCAACGTCACACGTGGCATCACTGAGCGAGTTTTCTATTGCGAACGCGGTGGAACGCTTCAGAGGCCACCTACGCCAGTGAAGGGTGCCTTTGAGAGGTTGGCGGGATTTTCCGCCAGGCTGTCGAGGTGTCACGGGTTTGTCGCCCCTATGGGGGATGAGGGTTTCCTCTCCCACTATAGCGGCCGCAAGCGTGCCATCTATGAAACAGCTGTCAATCGGTTGAGGACGCGTGGCCTACGCTCCTCCGACGCCTATCTTAGCACCTTCGTGAAGGCTGAGAAGATCAACCTCACGACCACACCGGATCCTGCCCCAAGGGTGATTCAACCCAGATCACCCCAGTTCAACGTGTGCGTTGGGCGCTACCTGAGACACTTGGAAGCACAAGTGTACCGCCACATCTCTCAAGTGTGGGGCGGGCCAACCGTGATGAAGCACTACACATCAGAGGAAGTAGCCTCACACATCAAGCATGCCTGGGATGAATTCAAGGATCCCTGTGCTATTGGTCTTGATGCATCACGGTTTGACCAACATGTGAGTGAGGAAGCGTTGAAGTGGGAGCACGGCATTTATTTGTCGTATTTCCGCCCATCCGCTCGCCCAAAGCTGGCATCTTTGCTAAGGCAGCAACTTGTCAACAAAGGGTTTGCTCGCGTGAAGGATG